TATTAAAAAACATAGTTGGAGCTGTAGCACCAACACTAGGTTCAGCAATGGGTGGACCACTAGGTAATATGGCTATGGGTAAAATAGCTGAAGTTTTAGGCGTATCTAACAATCAAAAATCTATACAACAAGCTCTACAAAGTGCTACACCAGAGCAAATGTTAGAACTTAAAAAAGCTGAACAAGAGTTTGAAGTGCAAATGAAAGAACTCGATGTCGATGTTTTTAAGTTAGAAACAGCAGACAAACAACACGCGAGAGGCATGTTCAGCAAAGACTGGACTGCTCGTATCATAGGATTATTTACTATAGCTGGGTTTTTAGGTTATATTTTTCTAGTGACTTTACAACCACCAGAACAAAACAGCGAAGCACTTATAAATTTAGTGTTAGGTTATTTAGGAGGATTAGCAAGTGCAATTATTTCGTTCTATTTTGGAGCATCTCATACCCCAGAAAAAGGAGATTAATATGAAAATATCCCAAGAAGGATTGTCACTTATAAAAACATTCGAAGGATGTGAATTGCACAGTTATAAGTGTGCAGCAGGAGTCTGGACAATAGGGTACGGTTCAACAGAAAATGTGGTTGAGGGCATGACTATATCTAAAGACACAGCAGAAGAACTATTGTTAGAAGATGTACAAAGGTTTGAGGAAGCAGTTAAGGAAGAAGTTAATGTACCGTTACAACAAAACCAATTCGATGCTTTAGTCTCTTGGACATTTAATCTTGGTCCATCCAATTTAAAACAATCTACACTTTTAAAAGTTTTAAATGAGGGAGAGTATGATCAAGTTCCTGCACAAATAAAACGTTGGAACAAAGCAGGTGGTAAAGTTTTAGATGGTTTAATCAGAAGAAGAGAAGCAGAAGCTCTATTATTTGAGGGCAAGGAGTGGCACGAAGTTTAATATGCCTTTAAGTAAATTTGTATTAAGACCTGGAATAGACAGAGAAGGAACCTCATATGACACAGAGGGAGGATGGTTTGACGTAAATTTAGTTAGATTTAACAAAGGTAGACCACAAAAAATAGGTGGATGGCGTAAAGATAATGAGAACACTTTTTTAGGAACGTGCAGAGCATTATTCTCTTGGGTTTCTCTTCCAGGAGCAAAATACTTAGGACTAGGAACAACTAATAAATATTACGTAGAAGAGGGTGGTATAACGTACACAGATATAACTCCTTTGCGTTCAACTACTGGAAGCAATGAAATATCTTTTTCAGCCACTAATGGCAGTTCTACTTTAACTGTTACAGACTCAGCACATGGTGCAGTAATAGGTGATTTTGTCACATTTAGTGGATGCGTTTCACTTGGAGGAAACATAACTGCTGCAGTACTAAATCAAGAGTACGAAATACAATCAGTGACTAACTCTAATGTGTACACTATAACAGCTAAAAACACTTCAGGAGCAACTGTGACTGCTAACGCTAGTGATTCAGGTAATGGTCAAGGAACTGTAATAGGTAAGTACCAAATAAACGTGGGTTTAGATGTTTATGTAAGTTCTACAGGTTGGGGAGTAAACACATGGGGAGCAAGTGGATGGGGAAGCAGTAATGCTTTAGATGTTACAAACCAGTTAAGGTTGTGGTCACATGATAATTTTGGAGAGGATTTAATTATAAACCCAAGAGCTGGTGGTATTTATTATTGGGATGCGTCAGAGCATGCTGCAGGCACTCAAACAAGAGCGTTAGAACTAGCTAATAAAACTGGAGCAAATTTAGTTCCAACAGTTGGTTTACAAGTTTTAGTATCAGAAACAGATAGGCATGTTATAGTTCTAGGTGCTGATCCTATAGTAGGAAGTTCTAGGTCTGGTACTATAGATCCTATGTTAGTGGCGTTTAGTGATCAAGAAAATGCATTAGATTTTGAACCTTTAACAACCAACACAGCTGGGGATTTAAGGTTAGACCAAGGAAGTTTAATCGTTGGTGGTATAAACACTAGACAAGAAACATTAATCTGGACAGACACAGCTCTGTATAGTATGCAATTTATTGGACCACCATACACATTCGGTGTTAATTTAATAAACAATTCTTCTGGTTTAGCTGGTCCAAAAGCAGCAATAGATAGTCCTGTTGGTGTATTTTGGATGGGACAAGAAAATTTTTATGTATATAATGGAAGTGTCAAAAAAGTACCTTGTAATGTGTTAAACTATGTATTTAACGATTTTAACGAATCACAAATTTATAAAGTTTTCGGTTTTAGTAATAATAAATTTGACGAAGTAGGCTGGTATTATTGCTCTAGTAGTTCTAGTGAAATAGACAGATATGTAATGTATGATTATGTAGATAATGTTTGGACATATGGTCAATTAAGTAGAACAGCATGGCTTGATCAAGGCATCGTTAATTATCCAAGAGCAACTGCTAATAACTATTTATATCAACATGAGTTTGGGTATAATGATGATGGTAGTCCTATGACTAACGTGTTTATAGAAAGTAGTGATTTCGACATCGGCGATGGTGAACAGTTTGCTTTTATTACAGACATTATTCCTGATGTAAGATTTTTAAACAATAGTGAAGCTGGTCAAATAAATCTTGTTTTAAAAGTCAGAGATTATCCAGGAGACAGTTTATCTACATCGAGCACATCTGCTTTTGGTAGTACAACTAAAAAAGCAGACGTAAGAGCAAGAGGCAGACAAGCAGTAATTAGGTTTGAGTCTGACGATGACGCAAGTGCTACAGGTAATGACGATGTAGGATGGAGAGTAGGTGCCACAAGATTAAACATTAGAAACGACGGAAGACGATGAGTAGATTATTAAGCACAAGATTGCCTATTGCTAATGATGAAGTCACAGCAGATACATATAACAGGTTAGTAAGAGTATTAGAATTAAATTTAGGCTCGTTTAATCCTGACAACACAAGACAAATAAACACACCTGAGAGAGATAAACTATATTTTGATCCAGGAACAATTATATGGAACACAACAATAGAAGTTTTACAGGTGTATACAGGTAATACTTGGTTAGATATAGGTACACCTAAATCTCCCCAAGGTTTTCAAGCTGACACAAGTGTTGGTAAACTAACTGTCACGATAGACGGTGACACAACTATACTTATATGAGGAAATATGGAACCTTTTTATTATAATTGCACGTTAGTTAAAGTCATAGATGGAGACACTATAGACGTCGATATCGATTTAGGTTTTAACGTGACGTTAGTCAAACAAAGAGTTAGGTTAGCTGGTATAGATACACCAGAAAGCAGAACTCGTAATCTAGCTGAAAAAGCATTAGGGTTAAAAGCTAAAGAAAGATTAAAAGAGCTATGTGGTGAGAAACTACAGGTCAAGTCATTAGGTAAAGGCAAATATGGTAGGATACTAGGTATTCCGCATACGATAGAGGGTAAAGACATATGTGCCCTACTCATAGAAGAAGGACACGCAGTAGGGTATCAAGGTGGTAAGAAAACTAAAGTTTGGGCGTAATTAGTTTTATTCCTCGTTTATGTTTGTCGATATATTTAAGATCTGCTAAAGTCACTTTAGGCATAGTACGTAGTAACGGTTTAACTTCGTTATTTAATTTTTCAGTTAAAGAAGCGTTTCTGCACTTACCCTCCCAAAAAGGTATAAACCCACGTTTAAACACACACAAAACTTTTTCTAAAGGCAACGTAGTTGCATATTCAGATTGTTTTATAGCTTGTATAACAAAACATATTTTATCTATTCTAGTTTTTCTAAGGTAATAACGTTTCAAACCATCAGGTGTGACAGAAACTCTAGTTGTAGTTAGTTCATCGAATAATTTATTTTCTTTAAAATTATCTAAAGATACTTTACGTCTTCTAGCTTTTTTCTCTAGATCGTTATCAAAACTTACAAAATCTATGTTACGTTCATTTAGAGATTTTGCTAGTTTACTATACGTAGGTTTGTTTGGGTGGAAATTTTTAAGTAATATGCAGTATGTGGTGACAAACTCTTTACCATGTGCTTCTATCCCACGCCAACCATATTTCTGAAAAGTTAAAACATGAGCATATTCGTGGATTAATATTTTCCAACACATTGCCCATCCAGTTGGTATAGTTATTAAACCATTACTGTGACCATGAGCATGTTGGTGTCTATTAACAAACTTTATTCTGCCGTTACATTTATAAATCTTATTTAACTGATCAACAATGTGTACACATTCTTGTTTAGATAGATCATTAGTGGTAGGTATAAGATTGTCTTCCCAGTTATAGACTTTACGTTTCTGGTTATCTCTCATAAATATTCTCCTTTCTTATTAATACTTCACAATCATACTATAGTTATTTATAAAAGTAAAGGACTTTATAAAAATTAATTATATCATTTATTATTCCCGAAATATTAAGTATGATTACAGTATCAGTCCAGAAGCTGCAGCTTTACAGGTAAAGCAATAACCTGCGAATATAATAACATATATCGGAGAATAATATGCCTGGAGTTTCGAGTACATCGAGTCCAAGACAAGGAATACTAGGAGCAGCAGAGTTTCTAGCATCAAAAGGTAGGAATGGGGACACTCAGCTTACACACACGACCACAGGAGAGACTATAGTTCCTGAGGAACTGTTGGCAAAAAATCCAAACTTAAAGAAAGATTTACGTTTAGCTTTTGAAAACGAAGATATTCCTATGGAGCAATACGTTGTAGGCTCTGGTATTATGTCTGTAAACCCAGAAACAGGATTATATGAAGCTGGTTGGTTAAAGAAAACATGGAAAAGTGTTAGAAAAACAGTAAAAAAAGCTGGTCCAGTAATCGGTGCTGTTATTGGAGGAATGATAGGTGGTGCTCCAGGTGCTGCTATCGGAGCTGGGATAGGTACTAAAACTTCAGCAAAACCAAGTGAAAACATATTAAGAAACATGGCTATTGGTTTTGGAGGATACGCAGGACTACAAGGTGCAGGAGCAGGTGGTGCATTCGATGCAGCACAAGCAGCAAGAGCAGCAGGTGGAGGTTTTGGTAGTGGTGTAGGAGCATTTTTTAATCCTACTAACTGGACACCTATGGCAGCTGGACAAACAGGTTTAACTGGATTTTTCCAAAATGTAGGTTCAGGTGCTGCAAGAAGTTTAGGTTTGGGTAACACTGCTTCTCTTAGTAGTGCAGGACTTAATGCTGAACAAGCTAGATTAGTGTCAACAGAAATGGCTAGAACAGGAAGCTCTGCATTTGAAGCAGCAATGAATGTAGGTATAACTGATCCTAGAATACTCAGTAATTTAGGCAGTGTAGCTCCAGGAACTTTTGGTCCAGGTTTACTACAAAGTGCATCAGCATCATACTCAAGTTTAAATCCATTACAGAAATTTGCATTACAGACAGGTTTTGAACAAGTTATGGGTATACCAGAGGGTCAAGACGGCAGTTCTAATGTAAGAGTAGACAGTCCGTATCTAACTAGACCATTAACTTCTGGAGGGAACATTCCAACATCAGGAGATATAGCTGGATCTGGAATAGGCAGTTTACCTGGATCTGCTGGTCCAACAAACACGACAACAACAACAAGTGTGAATGAAGATCCTAGTTCCCCAGCGTATGCTTCTGCAATGAACAATATAACAAAAGGCAGTACTTTATTAGATGGTCTATCTGATAGATTTAAAAAAGCAGAAGGAATAAATGCACCTGCTTTAGCTAGTTTAGTTTCTCCTTTCCCTGAGTTTGAACCACCTGTGTACGCAAGATCAGGTGGTTTAGGTGGTGATCTAGCAATGACTAGACCTATGTTTTACATGGGTGGAATACATGAGGGTGGAGGAAAAGTCAGTGGTCCAGGAGGAGAAAAAGACGATATGATTAACGCTAAGTTATCTAACAATGAGTTTGTAATGACAGCAGACGCAGTGCGTGGTGCTGGTAATGGAGATATAGATAAAGGTGCAGACACTATGTATGCACTAATGAATAAATTTGAGAGTATGGCATAATGGCAGAACAACAAACTACAACATCACAATCGCTTCCTCCTCAGTACATGCAGGATTTCTTAGCAGGTCAAGGTGCAGGATCAGGAGTTCCTGGACTATTCCCTTTATTAAATCAGTCTATGTTTAATCAGTTCAGTACACTTGGACAACCTGGAGCAACACCATTTACGTATCAAGGAGAACGTATAGCTGGGTTTGATCCAAGAGAAACTGCTAGTTTTGAGCTTGCTGATCAAGCAATAGGTAGTTATATGCCTTATTTAAACAGACAACAAGACCTTTTGCAAGGTGGTTTAGATAGAGGCATAGGTGGGTTAGATCAAGCAACTCAACTACAGATGGAGGGTGCTGATAGAACATTAGCTGGTTTAGATGAAGCAGGACAAAGATACAGAGGTTTAGAAGGACTCCAAGACAGAGGTTTTAGACAAGCTGAAGATTTATATAGACGAGGCACAGGTATGTCTCTTGCAGGGTTAGGTGACGCAACTTCAGCAGCTAGAGGTGCATATGGTCTACTAGGTAGTCAGTTAGGTGGCTCTAATTTAACAGCAAGAGGTACTTTGCAAGATGCAGCTAGAACTTCGTTAGGTGCAACACAACAGTTTGATCCAAGCAGTACATCTGCTTATATGAATCCTTTTGAAGACCAAGTTGTACAACGAACATTAAGTGATATACGAGAACAAGGTTCTGTAGCTGATCAAACTAGAAGAGCTAGAGAAATAGGAAGTGGTGCATTCGGAGGATCTAGATCTAGACTACAAGCAGGTGAGTTAGCAGAAGCACAAAGAGAAGCAGAACTAGACACTATAGGTCGTATTCGTGCAGGTGGATTCCAACAAGCACAACAACAAGCTGCACAAAACTTTGAAAATCAACAGAGAAGACAAGCTGCAGCTGCAGGTCAATTAGGTAATATAGCAGGTGGGTTAGGAAGTTTAGCAGGTCAACAAGCTACAGCAGGACAAAATTTAGCTAATCAATTATCTAATTTTGGTCAAGCAGGTGGTAATGCTTTAGCTAATTTAGGTGGTGTACAGGCTGGTCTAACTAATCAAAGAGTTAATTTAGGACAAAATTTAGCAAGTGGTATAGCTGGGTTAGGACAAATAGGTGGTGCCACATTAGGTAATTTAGGATCTAATTTAGGTGCATTAGGTTTACAGGGTGCAGGGTTGATGCAGGGCACAGCTAATCAGTTCGGTGCGATGGGCAATAATTTAGGTCAACTACAAAGAGGAGACATAAGTCTACTTGGTTCTGTAGGTGGTGCAAACCGTGCTATGAATCAAGCAGCAAATGATCTTGCTTATCAAAACTTTGTAGGACAATATAATTTACCTGCTAATTTATTAGGACAATATTCAGGTATTGCTCAAGGTATTGGTCCATTAGGTGGAGGAAGTGTCACACAGACCACTGGAACTCCTGGGATATCTTATAACAGTTCTGCGTTAGGTGGTTTTACTAACGCATTAGGACAAACATTTATGAACGCATAGGAAAAATATGGCAGTAGATAGAGATGGAAACATAATTGACCCTTTTAACCTCAGGTTGGACACTGATCCAAAAATGTTAAGAGATGCTATGGCACAGTATGATAGTCTTAGTGGTGTGACAAGACCAGGAATGCCATCCACGCAACCTGAAATGATAACTCCTCAGTTTGCACCTATAGAGTATGCAGAAGCTGGTGAACTACCAAGTTTAAACTTAGATTTGACAAACATCCTTGATCTGTCAGAACAAATGCCTCCAATACCTCCTGATGTTAGAACATCAATAATAGACGAAACTGAAGCTGTAATAAATAATGCTCAAGCAGGAGACGTAGAAGACTGTATACGTGCTGTTGGTGCATTAGCATTAGACAATGCTCCTGGTTTAATTGAAGAAAAAGAAGATGCATACCGTAATTTATCAGATATTATTGATGCAGGTGGTCTACCAGCAGTAGAAGAGTTTGTACGTTCTATGTACACAGATGGAGATAATAAAGAAAACATTCCTGAGTGGGCATTACCTGCTGCTGTGTTTGGAACCTTTATGATGAATGAGCCTGGAGATTGGAGACAAGCGTATTTACAAGCTAAAGGTAAAACTGCTACATATATGTTCAATAAACGTAATGCAGATGCTACAGCTAAAGCTCAATTAGAAAAAGAAATTAAAGAAAAAGCACTCGAGCTATATCAGTCTCGTGAAATAAAAACTAATGACTTGTTAAGTTTAGTAGGTAAAGTAACACCTGCTTCGTTAAAAACATTCCAAAACTCTGGTAAAATAGGTGATTTAGTGTTAGTAGATGAACAAGAAAGTAAAGAAAATCTATTAGATAACTTCACTGCTGCTTCTGTAGGTAAATATCAACAATCAGGCGATTATAATGATTTAGTCAGATTATCAGAAAAAGATGATAAAGATACTAAAATAATCGAGTATCTAAAACTCTTCACTCCTGCCAGTGTGGCTGAGTATGAAAAAGGTGGTAGACAAGACTCTAGTGTTTTAGTAAGAAAAGCTGGATCAAAAGATCAAGATTTATCAGAATTAACAGGATTGTTAGAAGAGTACACTCCTGCTAGTGTGGAAGAATTTAAACAATCTGATTACAATTTTAATCTATTAGTCCCGAAAACAGACAATGGTTTTGTCGGTGGTGATGCTGTGTTTGGAGACAGCAGTGACGGTATAATGATGAACAACATCACTAATATGATTAAAACTGATTATATAGAGAAATTAAAAACTGCTGATTTAGACACTAAACTCGACCAATTAAACATCTATGCTGGTTTATACAAAGCTACAACAGACACTCAGATAACTAAAACAGGAGCATTAGACACGTTAAAACAAAGACAACCCTTTGTTAATGTCACTCCTAAAGAATATGCTGAACGTATAGGACTAGATCTTAATGACCCAAATGTCGCAGAACTAGCTAAAATACCTGTTAATCTACTTCCTACAGCACCTAAAAAACTTGCTACATCGTATTTAGCTAATAAGTCTTTACGAAACAAAATGGAGATAGTTGGAAATATTTTAAAAAATGCTCCTGAGAATGTAGTCGGTGTTAAAGGAGAACTTTTAGGAACAGACGTAGCAAGAATACTTTCAGATGTTACAGGGTTTTCCATCCCAGCAGAGTATACTTTAAGTAAAATATTGTTAAATGTTGCTGAAATAGATTTAATAGAAGGAATCATAAAAGAAGACAGATTTACCGAACAAGACAGAAGAATGGTTAGAGAATTTATAAAAGGTGACAATTATAAAACTCAAGCAGAAGCTCTTTTACGTTTAGAAGAAGTTATGGAGATAATAGACAGAACAGACACTGTTCTTATGAATCAACTTGAAGGCAATTATAGACCTATAGAAACTATGTCTATAGAAGAGAGATCTCTTGACAATAAATCTAGAGTAGAAGAACTATTAAAGTTATCTAAACCATAATGGCTGAATACGTATCAAACATAACTGACGAGATATTCAATAACTATATGATGTTGGATGCAGGAAGTCAGAAAAATTTTTTAGAACAGTTAGATGAAAATGAACTAATAGATATGGAAGCTCGACTCACTAATGTTCCTAGAGAACAAATAATCGGTAGGACTGGAACACAACAAACTTTTATGCCAGGTGGAGGCATGGACTCCAAAGTTCCTGTATTAACTAGCACAGGTAGTTTCCCTATGGAAGACACAGTTGCTGATATTATGAAAGGCATGCGAGACGATCGTTTCGAATACACAGGGTTACCTAATGCAAAGTTTAGAAGAAAAATGAGTTTTATGGACACAGGTGCAGAAAAAGAAGCGTTTATGACTAATTTTTTAGGAGCTGGTAAAGGTGAAGGATGGGTAATGGATAAATATGGTAGATACGCCATTATGCCAGAATACAGAGAAATAGCAGGTGCACCTCCAGGAGATAAACCATTGATTATTGACAATCCTGATGGTTTTGAAAGAGAAGATATATCAGATTTAGCTGGTTCTTCTCCAGAAATAATAGCAGCAATAGCAGCAAGTATTGCGATGCGAAACTATGGACCTATGGCAGCAGCCTTCGGGAGTGCTGGAGCAACAGGTACTGCTAAATTTTTAGAAGAAGGATTTGAAACAGGGTTAGGTTTACAAGATCAAACGTTAGGAGAAATTACTAAAGATGCTGGAGTAGAAGCTGCATTAGGTTTTGGTGGAGAGTTAGCTGGCAGATTTATATTAAAAGGTGGAAAAATGATTTTTTCACCTGGAGAAGTTAGAGTTCCTACAGGAGAGAGAGGCTTATTAAACTTTAAAACGTATACGTATGCTCCCAAAGTAGATGCTGCAAGTGGTCCAGATGCAAGAGCAACACAAACTTTAGTTAGAGAACTTTTAGATGAAGGTGCTATACCAGATGCTTATAAAGCTACTAATAGAAAAATATTAGGTAGATTTGCAGGTTTTGCAGAAGAAATATTTGGCTACAATCAGCAAAAAAATGTCACAAACGTAAAATACATGACTGATAGAATAAATGGATTTTTAGCTGATGAAGGGATTGAACCTTTCGAACCATTTATGAACAAAGTTTTTCCTAAATTAAATGAACAAGAGATAGGTGCACTAATACAGTTAAAAGTAGATGGTGCTAAAACTGCTACAGAAGAAGCTGCAGAACTTTCATTAGCAAATTTAATAAAAGTTATCGACGATGAAACTGCACTATTAAACAAAAAAGTTGTAGCAGGTCAAAATTTAGAAGATGTTGGCACTACGTTAAAAGATAACGTACTTACTTCTTTTGATGATTTTAGAGCTACATCTGCTGGATTATATCACGAAGCTGATGCAATACTAAAGGGTAGAAAAATAATTCCAACACAACCGTTAAAAAATGTTGCTGCAGAATTATTAGAAAATGTACCTAAAACATCTGATGGAAAAGTTGTAGCAGGTTTCAGTGATAACATAGTTAGAATGTTAGAAGACATAGCTAATACTCCAGACTACATATCTGCTAAACAAATGTCAACATATAGAACATTGTTTACAGAAGCAAGTTATGATCCTGATCTTATGAAAGGTTTTGACACAAAACAGTTTGGACTATTGAAAGGAGCAGCAAATGATGCATTCGACATAGCTATAAATAATGGTGCAAAAGGATTTAAATATATTGATGCAGAAGGGAATACTGTATTAGGTAAAAGAACTGTGACTAATCCAGCAGAATTAAAAAATATAGAGATAGGTTTAAATAAGTTGGCTGACGCTAAAAAACACTATGCTGATGGCATGTCTGTGTTTGATAACAGAATTGTAAGAACATTAACTAAAACAGATAATGTTGAACCAGATTTAGTTTTAAGTAAAATCATATCTAAAAACTCTCCACAAAAAATAAAAGATTTTATAAACGCTACTAACAGAGAAAGAAAGCGTTGCAAAAAGATTTAAAGAATTAGAAGAAATAATTGGACCCGACGAAGGAAGAAAGAAAATAGATGAAAGACTAGCGAAAAAAGAAAAAGATGCTATGAACATGGCGTTAATTAATGCAGGTCTTGGTATGGCCGCTGGTCAATCTGAAAACTTCTTAGATAACTTAGTTGCAGGAGCAGGAGCAGGAATAGAGTCATACACAGATACTCAAGCAGATATATTTGAACTTCAAAATGAACTTGCAAAAGCAGATAGAAGTGAACGTATAGCAATAATTGGAGAAGCACTCAAAGACGGAAGAATTGATAGAGAGTTAGCTGTAAAATTAAGAGCAGCGGTTATTGCAGGACCACAAGTTGCACCAATGGCAGCACCAGCAGCAAAAGAGATAGCGGACATAAATAAATCAATAAGACAACTTCAAGTGGCTGAGGAAGAAGCAATACAAGCAGGTAATACAGAGGAAGCAGCTAAAATTAGAACTAT